TGAGGTTAGCTTACCATGTTCCTGATAAACTATGGTGGATTCATGACTTTTTACCATTTCATTTTTATAAAGATTTACACAGTGGTATTATTAAGCAAAGAAAAAAGGTTAAGTTTCATTCAGTTAAGGGAGTTTGGAAAGAAGATTTGATTACAAATCTCGAAGCCCCTTACCGTCTTGGAGTAGAAAACTATAAGCCTTTCGATGAATTAAAAATATTGATTAGACATAATCCATTTTTTCGTCTGGAGTGTGAGAAGATGACAACTACAATTCATTCTATGCGCAAAGGTGCTGGAATTAATTGGCATAATGATGACAACTACAAGTATGGGGCCACCTATTATGTTAACCGCAGATGGGGTGAGCAGTGGGGTGGAGAATTTATGTTTAGAGATAAAGATTCTCATGGCTTTCTTCCTTATGTTGGTAATTCTCTAATTATTGTGAAGGCTCCTTGTGAGCATAAAGTTAATCCTGTTCTGAGTCCAATTGTTCCACGACTAACAATTCAGATCTTTATTTCTTGACAAATTAAAAAGGAGTAGTAGTGAAACCTGAAACTAAATTTTGGCATGAACTTAAAAAAAATACCCCTAAAATATCATGGACTAGGCTTGAAAACCTTAGCGCTTTCGGCACTCCTGATCTATTGGGCTATACTAGTAGTGGCAAGTTTTTTACAGTTGAATTAAAAGTTACAAAGACCAACAAGGTCCGTCTCTCTCCACATCAAAAAGCATTTCATATTAAACATCCAAACAACTCATTTATAATTATCAAGGCCCTTGGTGCCAGACACAAGGGCATAAAACTTTATGAGGGAAAAAATGTTATGGAGCTTGACGCTTGTGGCTTGAAACTTGCTCCAGGGTGCTTGGGGCTTGAAGCTTGTTGCTTGAGGCTTGAGACTCTATAGAGCTTGTTGCTTGAAGCTTGAGGCCCGGACCAGGTGCACGCGTGCTTGAAGCCGTCGCTTGCTGCTTGCTAATGACCTGATCCAGATTATTACGTAGCTTGCGTAATTCTTTTAAAAATTTTGGGTGTTTAAATACGTGAGTCATTTAGTGTTTTCCATATGATATATTTTTTATTTCAGGATTCCAGCAATTTCTACAATCCTTACATTCATTGTTTTGCTTAGGAGCTGGACACGTGGCGCCTGATGTTACGACGGTCGACGTGTTGGCCCAGGAGCCAGCGGCTGGCTGGTCGATCATGGGCATGCTGAATCTGATGACTAAATTGTCAGGACATAATTTTAAAAAATGCTTGACCCAGGCCTCCCGCGTCGGTAACCAGTGCTTGACTGAAGGCGTCAACCTGCAGACTGCGAAAATTTTTGTTAAGTGATCTTCATCCTGGACATCCCCTGAGTCATGCCACCTAAAAACTTTTGATTTTTTACTATTGATTAATAATGTCATGGCCCCCGTCCAGAGCTCATGTGTAATGCTTGCCAGTCTCTTATACTGTGCAGCCTGCACCACGGGAAAAACATAACAACCCTTTAAGGCATAGCAGCCATGGCAGGTCGAGCCCTTGACCGCTCGGAGCTTGGAGCCGGTCTTGCATTCTTTAGCTGGCAGGCCATAAGCCCAGCCAGGCATTTTTGATGGCTTGCTTAATCCTCCAACCAGATCCCATGCTTGCTGTGTGTTCATACTTTCTAAATTCATATTATTTTTTAATTGTGTTTTTTTTAAGGCGCCTGAAGCTTGAAGCTTGCGGCTTGCTGCTTATCTCTTTTAGAAATTTTTCACAGCTGGCCACGTACGCAGGGCTCAGGTCCCCGCGGTCGTGTATGAAGTAATTCAATAAATTACTGTGTTTGGATCTAACCCTTGGCATTTTCTAGTTCTGTTAAAAACTCGTCTACTTCATGAGCTACGCCACTTGGTAGTGCAGTAATATTTTCAACCTCTCCATTGTCCCACTCGACCTGAATGGCCCAGCTGGATATTTTTTTCTTATTATATTGTTTGGCTGTCTTTCCTTCTATAGTCATATTTCTTCTTTCTAATTGTATCCTATATTATCCCAGCTCAGCTGTCAAGCTTGAAGCTTGATGCTTGAGGCTCTGAGCTTTTAATATTTTTTACCCCACAACCTCAGGTTGTGACCAGCAGTCAGTGGAAACGTTTGCGTGCTTATTTCCTTAAACCGGTCCTAACTTCGTGACTACTGATCCCAGACCCATCCTCAAGGTAAACACACAATGCATTTCCTATCCCCAATGGATCAGGGATCAGGCCGGCAACCCGATATTTAACGTCGTTTCGCGACATATGCGCACCGGCTTTGGTCTGATCCCAGATCCATCAAGTTGAAAATGAACATTGTTTAGATGCGCTCTCAATGGATCTGGGATCAGTCTGGCATTGCATGAAGACGGCAACAAGTTGCGGTGTGACATACAACCCAGAGTTGATACCCTTGTGCCTTATTGCTTTCCCTTGGAAAGACACCCAACCAAGTTTTATAATAGGTCTTTCAACCTACCCTAGAAATTGAGGCAGTTATTATAAAGGCTCATACCTCAGGAGCCTAGTTGAGATAATATAGGAGAAATGTGGCAGAACTAGGGCAAAAACTAAAATAAAAAAAAATAAACTTCTTGACATATCCCATTTTTTCCTATACACTTGGACGGTGGCTGGGGATGGCGGTTAGTATATAATATAAAAAAATCGAGCCTTAAAATAGCCACATTTCAAGTATAGGATTGTCCTAATATGAAAGGACAAAAAATGTCAAAAATAAGAATGAACACCGAGTTAAGAACTAAAATCCTTAACCGATATAGAGATAGTGCAGAACAAGAGAACACTCAGGAACTTGAAGCATTTAAGCAAGCTAGAGAACAAGTGGATTTAATATATCCATCTACGTTTGAACTTGCACGTCAAGTTGTTGAACGAGCATATCCGAGTGAAGATGTTGCGACTTGTAGAACATTGAAACAAAAATATGGAGAACCTCTTGATGTTGTTGCTAAAGATAAATGCTTTTATTTTTCTTATGCAAGAGAAAACCCTAGTGAAGATGAAGATAAAAAAGTATCTGAACATTTTGACTTTGGTTTATTTGGTGAGATAAGTGACAACAGTTATCGTGATGAAAGTGGTAAGCAATTTGCTTACGCTTATTATCGTGATGAGTTAAAAGCTAAAGACCTTGACGCAGATATACTTGCTAAACAAAATGGCAAAGATGACAATCCACATAAAACTAAACACATGGACCTAAATGATAGGGCTTTGGGTTATAGTGGCTATTCAAGATATAATTCTAATGATAACAATGTTGGAATTGCGAAAGACTTTGATAAGCAGTATGAGTTGGATATCATTGGAACTAGTCATTGTAGGTCAAGAACTATTGCTTGTGATGAGCAAGAGTTTTTAATCTTTAAAATGTTTAAGCAAGCTAAAGGTCAATTAATAGTATGTCATCAAAAATGGATTGATAGTATCACTAAACAATGTGACGCTATGAAAACAGGATTGAAAGCATATCGTTATTTATCTGAGGGCGTTGAGTTGATGTCAGAACTAGGCGTTGCTTGTGATGAAGCAGAATTAATCAGAACTAACTCTACTGGACTTGTTATCTACAACCCAGTTAATTTAGCTAGTATGATTAAGGGTATGAAGAACACAACCATAACAAGAGAACAAAAAATTGCCTTTAGGAAGCAATATGAAGCAAATAAGGTAAATTAATATCTTGACTTTAAGCATGGGATATGATACTATTATCCCATGTTTAACAATCTAACAAAAGGACGAAAGATGGAAACACAAGAAAAAAAAACATTTTGGCTAGTCATAGAAAAATATACTTATGCACATACTACGCCATCACACACAGTTAAAAAAACAGCAAGTAGTTTAGAGGAAGCGATTGAGTTTAAGGTTGCTTTGGAAAAACTAAACGAGCAACAGGACGTGAGTTATTTTTTAGCAAGTGATATTAATACTGTTCTAGCAAATGTTGCAGAACATCATAACAAGTCAGTTGAGAATGGTAGCTATTATGAAAGACACCCAGAAATCGAGGTTGCATGATTAATGGTAAATCTTTTATTATTAGTTATTTTTCATCAAGCGATAAAAAGCATGTAACAAGAAATGCACTTTGGAATGACCAATGTAAATATTGGACATCTAAGGCTGGCAGATTACTTTGCACATATTGGGATATTGATGAGAATGGTTATAGATGTGCAAGAGATAGTTGGAAGATAAGAAGTGAGTAAGCTTTGTCAAGGTCCGTCGTGTCATATGTACGACACGACCGACAGAAAACGTGGACCAAAAGGAAACAAAGTAAATCAAACTAGAACTGTTGGGAAGTATGGTTATGGCAATGGAGATTTTTGTACATTGAATTGCCAAAACGATTGGTGGTCAGAACATGGTACAAGAGCAGTTGATTATGTTGGAAGAACAACTCAGCCTAAAATAAAAACGGCTGAGAATTCTTGGAGTAAGCGTCAACGATACAGTTGGCAGATGGATAATGGACAGGCGCAATATTATTATTATAATATGTGTACTGGTGACCAACGTGATTTAACAGAACAACAGTTTAACGACGAGGAATATAATTTGAATACATAACGATTCGTCCAACCATGGAACGTGGCGTCAAGCGCCACGTTCCAAAATACATTAAATATTTAACTTGACTTTTATTTTAGTATGGGATATAATAGGACTATGAAAACAATTCAATACAATAATAAAACAATCAAGATACCAACATACTTTGCTAATAATCTTAGAGATGAAAAAGGTTTAGAGATGTGTACTCATACTAATCCTTTTAGTGGTCAACAATGTGAGTTACCAGATTTTGCGTCTCTTATTTATTGCAACATTAAAGACGCAGAGTGGACTAAGCATTACGGTATAATGCAACAAGGTCTTACTTGGTTTCAGAAATACTTTCCGAAACAATACTACGTATTGTTAGATTAGTATCAACCATGTGGCGTGGCGCCTTGGCGCCACGCTTCGAGTACCACACATAGTGTGTCAAGTAATATCATGGGATATTATAGGATCATAATGTCGCAGGCCATGCATTTTATGCATCAATCATAGGTTGAATTTTTTTCCCACCCAAAATTTTTTTCCATAGAGGTACCAGACGGTCCCACAAATTTGAAACATCCAAAATGGGTTTTTCCCCCTTTTAAAAAAGGGGTCCCAAAGTTTTGACTTTAGGCCTTGATTCATACGTTTAAAGCGTTAAAATACTTAATAAGTTCCCAAAAAATTCTGCAAAAAATTTTGTGGAAAAATTTTGCTATGATAGATAGAGATAAACTAAAGAATTTTGAAAAACTACCTGAGGATGTAAGACGACAGTTTTCTCTTTACATGAATCAGTGGAAAGACAAGAAAAAAGGCATAAAGGTTAAATCTGACTTTCTAAGCTTCGTAAAGCATGTTTGGCCTGAATTTATAGAGGGATCTCATCATAAAAGGATTGCTAATAAATTTAATCAGCTAGCTGAGGGAAAAATTAAAAGACTCATTATTAATATGCCCCCTAGGCATACTAAGTCTGAATTTGCTTCTTTTCTTTTACCTGCATGGATGGTTGGAAAGAATCCTAAATTAAAAATAATACAATCCACAAATACTACTGAGCTTTCAGTTAGGTTTGGTCGTAAGGCTAAACAACTAATTGATTCTCCAGAATATCAACAATTTTTTAAAACTAGACTTAAGGAAGATTCTCAAGCTGCAGGAAAATGGGAAACACAACAAGGTGGAGAATACTATGCTGCCGGTGTTGGTTCAGCCATTACAGGAAGGGGTGCAGATTTATTAATTATTGATGATCCCCATACTGAGCAAGATGCAATGAATGCCCAAGCGTTGGATAGAACTTATGAATGGTTTACCTCTGGACCTAGACAACGTCTTCAACCTGGTGGAGCAATTGTAGTTGTAATGACCAGATGGAATGAAAAAGATTTAACTGGTCGTTTACTTTCAGGGCAAAAAGAACCCAGAGCCGATAAGTGGGAGCTCATTGAGTTCCCTGCAATCATGCCGTCGGGAAGACCCGTGTGGCCTGAATACTGGAACCTGAAAGACTTAAACTCGGTTAAGGCATCTATTCCTGGAAGTAAATGGAATGCACAATACATGCAGAACCCAACTTCAGAAGAAGGTGCATTAATCAAAAGGGAATGGTGGAAAGATTGGGAACCCGATGAACTTCCTCCCTTACAACATGTGATTCAAAGTTATGATACCGCCTTCATGAAAAAGGAAACCGCAGACTTTTCTGCAATCACTACTTGGGGAGTGTTCACCCCTAATGAAGATAGTGGTCCCGAATTAATTTTGGTGGACGCATTAAAAGGGCGATACGAATTTCCAGAACTTAGGAGAATTGCCTTAGAACAATATGGTTATTGGAATCCTGAGACCGTTATAATCGAGAGTAAGGCCTCAGGGCTCCCTCTAACTTATGAGTTGCGTAAGATGGGGATTCCTGTTATAAATTTCACACCTAGTAAAGGAAACGACAAACATACTAGAGTGAACTCGGTATCACCTCTTTTTGAGAGTGGCCGAATATGGGCGCCCAAAGAAATGGAGTTTGCTCAGGACGTAATAGAAGAATGTGCAGCGTTTCCGTATGGGGATCATGACGATCTTGTCGATAGTATGACACAGGCCGTAATGCGATTCAGACAGGGAGGTTTAATCGCCCACCCAGAAGACTACAAAGAAGAAAAAGTAGTCAAAACGCAAAGGACTTATTACTGATGGCAAAACGACCAGGCGACATTGTGGATTGGAGAAAAAATTGGGATTGGGCTGATAAAGACGATGGCCCACCTTCATGGGAAGATGAGGATATTTACGAAATGGATATTGACCAATTAATGCTGCCAAAAGATGCAAAAGGAATTAAGAGTTTAGATATGCCGGGCAATGATAAAATTGCATTAGGCCGTGGAACAATTAGAGACTACGCTTTAGGAATGAATGATGGAGCGGGTCCTATTACTAGAAAAGATTATATCGATATTTATATATTCATGGGGCATGACGCAGATACGGCAACCTCTTTAGGAACCAATGCCTATAAAGAAGGTGTTAATGTTGTAGAAGGTTTAGCTCAAGGTGGAAGAATTGGTTATGCTTATGGACCTGATGATCCAGGGGAAATAGTAGAAGACGATTTAACCACTATGGAATTTATGCAAGACCAAGGAGTTCCTTACGGGGAACAGGCTTCAGGAATCAATAAAGATGTTCTGATAGAAAAAGTCGTAGAAGAATTTATTAAACGAAAAGGTCGGAGACCAAGATCAATCGAAGAGATTAAAGAATTTTATATGAAAGAAATGGCGGGAGGTTCAGGCGGTGCTCAAAGAGTTGCTTATAATCCAGGTGATTATGATCCGATCATGGTCGAAGAGTATGAAAAATATAAATTTGATATGAACGAACAAAAACCTGGTTTCCCTATAATGGAAATCGATGAATTTATTCAAATGCAAAGAGCGCCTGTTGCAGGCGGAGGATTACCTGGCATATTAGGAGTTTAGGTGAAGCTACATCATTACGATCAGATGATGGGGTATCTTACTCGACGTCAAAAATTTTCAAACGGTGGAGATGCAATTCTCCCTCAACCAAATCCATTATCACCCCAAGAACGAAATCAAAAAGTATTTAATGACTATGTAGGTAGAATGAAAAAGTACCTAGGTTCCGGAGTCAATATGCCTGAGTGGTTTGTTAAAGATTTAATTTTTCAGAAAGCAGATGAACTAGGAATAGAATTAAAAGCTGGTGGTGGACGGATCGGGTTTGAAGAAGGATTATTGGTATCCTCCCTAACACCACAAGAATTAGTAAATGCTCAATCTGCTGCAAGAAAAAAAGGAATAACGGGTAAAAAAGGAAGTAAAGAATTTTCCGACTTTGTTGGGAATGGATATACAAGACAAGCAACAAAGACGTCCCAGTTTAAAGCCAAAAAAGCTCTAGAGGCAGCGCACACTACAAAATCTTTAGAATTAAGTGAAATAAATAAACTCGCAACATCTGATGCACCCGTTAAATTAGAATTTAAACAAAGAACAAAACTTTTAGATTCTTATCATAAGTTTTTTGAAGAAGCGTATCATGAAAGAGTTAAATCAGGACAAGCTTTTGGTAAATCAGATTTGGTTCGAGATGTAATTGAAAAAATTGAACTAGAATATCCAAAGCAGAAAAATAATCTGGAGTTTTTTCCAGGGAAAACGAAAGATATAGCGGACAAAGGTAAGATACAAGTTTACTTGGAATACATAAGTCCTAAACATAACTCTTCTAAATTTAGAAAAACAAATTCTTTAGCTAACACTTTAAGTACTAGCCAGATGGACGTTTTTGAAGGAAACGTGGCAAAAGGGTTAAAAAAAACTAAACAACAAGAAAAAATTTTTAATGCATTAAAAAAAGGCATTAATGAAATTGACGATTTAGTTAAAGAAACTGGAATGACTAAATCAAGAATAAATCAAGAAACAGCAAAGTTAGTTAATAATATGTTTGTTAGAAGCGGCGAAAAAACACCTATTTTTTTACAGGGCGCTGAAGCACAAAACGCTATTGGGGATGTTTATAATTCTTTAGTTGATTCTAAGACTATGTCTGGATTTCATACTCGAAACATAAAATCAATGATTTATGATACGTTTCCAAACGATGCAAAGTTAAGACAGATAGCAACTGATAAAGTAAACGAATTTACTGCGTTTATGAAGGGTGTGAAAGAAAAATTTCCTGGTCTAAAAATAAACTATGATCACCCAGGTTCATACCGCGCATTAAAAAATTTGAACTTTAAAAACTTTTTAAATGTGACGCCTATTATGGAAGACATTAATCTTTTCAAATCTAGATTTGATATGCAGTCAGTTAAAAACTTAAATGCCATGGCGGACGCAAAAGCTGCACATGGAATAAATTCCATACAATATAAAGCTGCATTAAAAAATCAAAGAGGTTTAGAAAGAGTATGGTCTAACATGACAGATGGCCAATCAACATTAGGTAAACTTAGACTTAACAGACAACTCACTGGAACGGCTGGATTAGAAACTACAGGAAAAAATTTAATAGATGAGTTTAAAGGAAATATAAAAATTAGAGAAAACATCGCTAAAAATATAGATGAGTCTATTAGGTTTCATGATCCTAAGTCAAACACATCAAAAACAATCTTCCAAAGTTTAGAAGAAGTACTTCCAACTAAAAGAGGAAAAACTAAAATAATTGAATCTGCTAAAAGAATAACTTCGCCAGAATTATTAAAGATAGATAAAGAAATAAGCAAATTTTTAAATGCTGACGATCAAGCTAAATTAAGCAACACTATTCGAACCATTATAAATAAGCAAAATTCAGGATTCAATGTTGTAGATATCGGTAAATGGGGAGCAGGAGAATTAAGGATATTGGATGATATTGCAGGTAAAATTCCAAGTAAAGCTTTAGGTGCATTTGGAAAAGTTTTAAAGGTCGCAGGTATTGCATCTATTCCTGTAGATGCACTGGAAGTTGTGAAAGCAAAGTCTAAAGGACTAGGCACTGATGTAGGACTCATGAATCTAGCTCAAATATATACAAATCTTCCAGGAATGGTTTGGGAAGGCGGTCGTTGGGTAAAGTCACAACTCCAAGGGAAAGATCATGAATGGAAACTTCCCTACGAACATACATATGGAAAAGAGTATGAAACTAAAAAACTTAGAGAAACTCCTGTTAAAGAACTTGAAGCAAATATATCTAATTTACCTTTGTCTGAAGGCTATTTAGAGAAGAAAATTGGAATTGTCCCTGAAGACTTAAAAGTGATAGATGCAGAAACTAAAGAGGCATTAATAAATCAAATGAGAGAAGAAAAAGCTATTGCTGATCAGGCTCCTGATAAAGAAACAATTGTGGATGAGACAGAAGAAATTGAAAAACCCGAAAAGTTTGGTATATATGCAGATCAAATCAAAAACCTCGAAGTCTAGATATCCTAAGACCTGGCTCCTGCCGCCTGAAGCAGGACCCACGCCTCAGGGCTTGAATATTAATTATAATACTGTTAAAACAGTCAAATTGGAGAAAATAAATGGCAGACAAAATAGACAAAGCTCTACCAAACGAGCCACGTAAGAATATTCACGTTCCCGCAGAAGAAGAAGTTATTGAAGCTCAAGAAGAGATTACAGAAACTCGTGACGGAGTTGAAGTAACCGAACAAGAAGATGGATCCGTTGATATTAATTTTGATCCCGCAGCAGCATCAATGGAAGGTAGTGATGAACACTACGCAAACTTAGCAGAATTTTTACCAGACCAAGTTCTATCCGAAATGGGAGCAGATCTTAGTGGTAAATATATGGACTACCAAATGGGTAGAAAAGAATGGGAAAGAACTTATACCACAGGATTAGATTTATTAGGATTTAAATATGATATGCGAACTGAACCTTTTCAAGGAGCATCAGGCGCCACGCATCCCGTTTTAGCGGAAGCGGTTACACAGTTTCAAGCACTTGCTTATAAAGAATTATTACCAGCAGATGGACCGGTTAGAACCCAATCCATCGGCGCACCGAATCCAGAAAAAACAAAACAAGCAGAGAGAGTAAAAGATTACATGAACTACGAGCTCATGGAAAAAATGAAAGACTACGAGCCCGACTTTGATCAAATGTTATTTTACTTACCTCTAGCAGGATCAGCATTTAAAAAAGTTTATTTTGATGAACTTGAACAGAGAGCAACTTCTAAGTTTGTTCCTGCAGATGATTTGATTGTTCCGTATACAGCTACCTCATTAGATGAAGCGGAAGCAATCATGCATCGAATTAAAATTTCTAAAAACGAATTGAGAAAACAACAAGTCGCAGGTTTTTATAGAGACATAGAATTAGGAACTCCGGCTCAAATGGAAGATGAAGTTAAGAAAAAAGAACGAGAACTAGAAGGGCAGAGAAAAACTAAAGACGATGATGTTTATACTATTTTAGAATGTCATATTAATTTAGACCTAGAAGGTTTTGAAGACACTGATCAAGAAACAGGTGAACAGTCGGGAATTAAAATTCCTTACATTGTAACTATTGAAGAAGCGTCAAGACAAGTTTTAGCAATTAAACGAAATTATGAAATTGGAGACCTGAAGAAAAATAAAATTGACTATTTTGTTCATTTTAAATTTTTGCCAGGATTAGGTTTCTATGGCTTCGGTCTCATCCACATGATTGGTGGTCTATCAAGAACTGCAACTGCAGCTCTACGTCAATTATTGGATGCGGGTACGCTCTCCAACTTACCCGCCGGATTTAAAATGCGTGGCATTAGAATTAGAGATGATGCGCAATCAATTCAACCAGGTGAGTTTAGAGATGTAGATGCTCCAGGTGGTAACTTAAAAGATTCATTTATGATGTTACCATTTAAAGAGCCTTCTCAAACTTTATTACAATTAATGGGTATTGTTGTCCAAGCCGGACAAAGATTTGCATCAATCGCGGATCTACAAGTTGGCGACGGCAATCAACAAGCAGCCGTCGGTACAACTGTTGCTTTGCTTGAAAGAGGCAGTAGAACGATGTCAGCAATACACAAAAGAATTTACTCAGCTCTTAAACAGGAATTCAAATTATTAGCTAGAGTATTCAAGCTATATTTACCACCGGAATATCCGTACGATGTAGTTGGGGGTCAAAGAATGATTAAACAAGCAGACTTTGATGATCGGGTAGATATACTGCCAGTTGCGGACCCTAACATTTTCTCTCAAACTCAGCGTATTTCCCTTGCGCAAACAGAGTTGCAATTGGCAGTCGCAAATCCTCAGATGCATAATATGTATCAAGCTTATAGATCTATGTATGAAGCATTAGGTGTAAAAGATATTGATCAACTTTTGATTAAACCACCTCAACCTACACCCATTGATCCTGCATTAGAAAATATTATGGCTATGGGAGGAAAACCTTTTCAAGCTTTTCCAGGTCAAGACCATAGAGCGCACATTACTGCTCACTTAAATTTTATGGCCACTAACATGGCTAGAAATAATCCGATGGTGATGGCTTCTTTAGAAAAAAATTGTATGGAGCATATTTCATTGATGGCTCAAGAGCAAATTGAACTAGAATTTAAAGAAGAGCTTCCGCAATTACAGCAAATGCAACAAATGGCTCAACAGAATCCACAAGTACAGATGCAATTGATGATGATGCAACAAAGAATTGAAGCAAGGAAGGCTATTTTAATTGCAGAGATGATGGAAGAGTTCATGAATGAAGAAAAGAAAATTACTTCTCAATTTGATCATGATCCCATCGCTAAATTAAGATCAAGAGAGTTAGATCTTAGAGCAGCCGATAATTTTAGAAAAAAACAATACGATGATGAGAGAATTAATCTCGATCGTATGAAAGCAATGATGAACCAACAAACTCAAGACGAGAAATTGGATCAAAATAAGGAATTAGCTAAATTAAGAGCTGATACTTCAATCGAAAAAACAATTTTGAGTAAAACTATCCCAAATGTGGATAAAATGATACCAAGTGTTGAGATTGAAAAATACAAAGGAGAAAACAGATGACGCTAAACATAAAAAAAGCGATAAAAAAACCTGGAGCATTGAGAAAGTCCCTTGGAATTAAAAAAGGGGAGACAATTCCAGCATCTAAGTTACGAGCAGCAGCTAAGAAACCAGGAAAACTTGGACAAAGAGCTAGATTTGCTATAACATTAGGTAAATTACGTAAAAAATAAGGAGAAAACATGGCTAAAGTAGATACAAACAAAGCATTAGGTATCAATAAAGATGGTTATCAAAAAGGTGGCATCGATATTGAAACTCCAAGTCAAAATTTGGAGAGAGATCCTAGATCAAAAACTCTTGCTGATGGTATGCAGTGGAATGTAATACCAACTGGCGACAAAGTTGAGGTCAAAGGAACTAAAAGAATGCTGAAATCGAAAAGCAAGACCGCAACTTGGTACTAATATGGCCTGGTTCAGTTTAGCAAAAATAGCTTTGCAGGCTGGAAGTAAAATTTATTCCAACCGTCAGAAGACTAAGATGGCCATGTCTGATGCACAATTAATGCATGCAGAGAAGATGGCCCGAGGCGAGGAAACTTATC